CTCCATTTTTATAAAATAAATCGCAGGTAGTTTGGGCTGATATGGAAATATTAATATCCTCATCGTGGATATTTCCTGTGGTAATGCTGAATGTTGTATCTGTAAATGAGCCGGTCAATCCACCCTCATATCTAACGCCAATGGTCTCGTGCATCAATAAATGGGTATCCACATCCATCTTTATGCCGTGCCGCTCTTCTGCTAAAATTCCTTTCTGCGTGGTAGAGTTCCAATATACGGTGGCGATAAACGAATTGCTTATGAAAGACGGCGCAGAGGTGCTTTCCTGTATCGTTCCTGTGCTATCATAATAAATCCAATGCGTCCCTGTAACATCGGTTATTTGTTTTGAGGTAGTAGATTTTGAATATTTTACCCCGTGTATATAAATATCGTGGCTTCCTGTTATATAAAAAGTCCTGTTTGCGTCGGTAAATGATAAGGTGGCGGTTCTATCCACAAATCCCGTAGGTTCGGTCATTACGGTAAAAACTGTGGGAATAACAACGGAGGAGAATGTCCCTGTTGATGTGGCGGTAATATTAGTAGAACTTAAAGTTGTGCCATCAAAGGTAAGGTTTGCATTGTCTGTAAGGGCCCCGTTTGTGGTAAAATAAGCCACCCTGCCAGAGGCGCGGGATGTTAGATATAATTCATCGCTAATTCTTGTTGAACCTTTTACATCAAGGTTATATGCCGGAGCACCTGCGCCTAAGTTTATGCCTACCTTGCCGTTGGCTTGGAAGGGTTGAAGGATAAGGTTATGGGATGAGTCGGCTTGGAGATAGTAGCTATTATCAGTATTGTTTTTAATTGATAAGAGGCCCGGGCTTTCAGCGTGGATGCCAAAGGTATCGCTCCCGGTAATAGCCAGGGTATAATCCGGGCCAGTACCAGTGGCTTGGATGTCGCCAGCGGTAAAGCCGTAAGTGCTTATGCTGATATTCTGATTGGCGTTTGAGCCGGAGAGTTTGAGGTAGCGGGAGTCTAAAGTTGTTAAATCATCGCCTTCAGTAGTTCTTATGCGAGTAGCAAAAGCAGGAGATATTGAAAATAATAACAATATAATTGCAAGAATATATCTCATTTTGCCTCTAAAGACCTTACACTTGCCGTCCCAGCCGAAACAATCCCATATATCACAACAGAGTCATCAATATCTATGGAAATTGCAGGATTAGCTGAGTCAAGCGGATAGCCATTTGCGGTAGTAACATCAGAGCCCCCTACATAGACTGTAGTTGTCCCAGAGTCTATGTTGCGTATGGTGATACTTTCTCTGCCTACTAAAGCCGTCGCAGGTATAGCCGTAGCAGAGGTAGTTACTGTGGTAGTATTAGATTTAATGCTATAAGTCAAAGGGGCAATTCTGACTATTGATTCGGCAAGCGCAAAAGTAGTCCCTGACAATAACAATATTCCAATAACCCATAGAGTTATTTTTCGCATTTAACCATCTCCAATATCTCATCATAAGCCTTTAACTGTTCTTTTAATTTTTCCACATTCTCGCCTCGTTTTTCTCTTGCTAATATATCCTGATGAAGATTATGTCTTTTTTCTATTATCTGAACGCCTTTGTTGATTATTTTCTCGCCATTGAGTTCTTTTTCTCTGCGCCATTTTTCCTCAAGTGCTTTCTGCTCAAGTTTCTTTCTTAATTCTTCTAATTCTTTATCGCTTTCGGGATTTTTAACAATAAAACTCTTAACTGCAAGAATTACCCCGCTTATCAAATTATAATATTCTTGGTTAATCCATTGACGATATTCAATAGTCTTTTCCTCAATAATCCTGTTAATGTCAAAATTCAATTCCTTTTTTAATATATCAAACCCGCTATGTAACGCTTTAATGTCATTTACGATATTAACTATATCAGATGAATTTTTTTTTAATGCTTCCCGTAATCCTGGAATATCGGTGTTCAGCAGGTCAACCTTATCCGATACCCGTTGGATATTGTTCTCTGTTTTAATAATCCTATCCTTTAAGTTATATACATCGTGAGATATACTTCCTGTTCTTTGCGATAATTCCTGGCTTATATTTCCAAGGCGCGAGTTTATTTTTTCTATGCCCTCTTTAATTATCCCTATCTGGCCATCTATATATAACTTATTCCTTGTATCGTTTTCAGATAGGTGTTTCCCGATTATCTCCTGTTCTTTTTTTACTCCCACCAATTCTATGGAGTTGTTTTTACACAAAGATTCGGTAATATTAAAATTATGCGCCAATGCCTCATCGCAATATTTTTTAATATCCGTGATTCCTTTTAACGCATCGGCCTTGACAGAGGAAATAGAATTGTTAATTACTGAAGAAATAATGTCAAGTTTTCCAGACAATAACTTTAATTCTTTTTTAGTTTCTTCAGATAGGATAGATATATTTTTATCAACCTTATCTTCTGTTTCTTTATTAATCTTTGTTATAGTTGAACATTCTTCTAATATTCTTGAACCTATTTCTATGCGGATATCCTCTATATCATTTTGCAGTTTTCTTGTTTTATCATTAAAAGAAGATATCTTATCAAGAATAGAGTTTATACCGTTATTTTGAGATTCCCGCAGAAGTGAAATTTCTCCATTAAATTTTTCTTCTAATGTACTTATCTGCCCTTTTAACTTTTTATCAAACATCGTTCTCTCCTTCTGTTAAGGTTCTTCCTGTATTACGATTTTTCCGGTAAATGCCTCATCACTACTTGCCGAACTTACCGCTAAAGTACAAATACCTTTTACTGGGATATTGACTTCCTGACGCAGAGTGCCGGTAGGTTTTGTTTCGGTATTAAAAATTACATTGCCTTTCCAATCCGTTATTGAAAAGGCAAAAGTAGTCGTGGCAGTATTTGCCTTAATGATGATTTGCTTGATTTTAACATTATCAAATTTTGCGGTGTTTTTGCTCCAGGCCCCGCTTGAGGCGGTTTCGGAGATATGGATTTCGTAGATAAGCATAATAAATACTCCTTGATATTGCTTTAGAGGTAGAGATTTTGAATAAATAATATTATCATAACCATTTCCTTAATATTGGAAGCCTTCTTATACTGCTTTCTATCTTTGCTCGTTTTAATTTCTGCCCCAATTCTTTTTCAATAATTCTGCCTGTCTCTCTTGTTTCTTTAGTTGCTCCTAATCTTCCTTCCATTAAAAATCTTTCCCCCTTCGCTGTCTCTAAAGGACTACCCCAAACATCAACATATTTATCTACCAAGTCAAACTTATTTCTAAAATCAGCATAACGGATATTTGCTTGTTGAAATATATCTGATTTAATCTGGTCTTTTATGCTTCCTAACATTTCATTAGCCAAATTGTGCCCTTCTCTACCCAATGGAGTATCAATCGGAGCACTATCTCTTATGTTTCTCCATTCCTTGATTATTTCTCCTGTCGGAGCGTTTCCTTTACTCGTAAACCAACGAGATAAACTTTCATAAGATTTATATAATTGTGCATCCACTTTATTAAGTGGTTTAAGCCATTGTTGGTTTATTGGGTCATAAAGTCTTCTCTCAATCATCTGTTGAGTCATTTTTTGCATTAGAGGGTCTAAAGTAATGGGTTGTCTATCAGTAGTAAGTAGATTTATGGAATTTCCATAAGCGTTAACTTCTCGCCTCCAGTATTGTTTTGCTCCTTGTCTGGTTAAATTAACTTTATTACCAGCATAATCTCTTAATTTACTAACTGTCATTTTTTGATTTGGAAATATCGCCCCTAATGCGCCAAAAAACGCTGTTTCTTCAGGAGTTCCTCCTATAATAGCACCGGCAGTAGCACCACCTAAAGCAGAACCTAATCTTTCCGCAAAAGGTATTCTGGATGGAATAGTAGTTGCCCCTAATTTACTTAATCCACCAAATAATAAACCTTGACCTACCCCACCGATTATAGCAGGGGCAACAGGTTGCCTTTGTGCTTTTGCTTTAATTCCAGAATAAGCACTTAAACCTGCCGTTGTCTTTGCTATTGGTGGAATAAATTTTCCTACTCTCGGTATTTGACCAAGTAATCCTGCCCCACGCATAACCGGAGTTGCCATAGCAATATCAGGCAATGCCTTGCCTAATGCCATACCAAATGTTCTTGCTTGTGGTTCAGGGATTGAGGACAAAGTCTGCTGGATATTTCTTAATGGTTGACCAGAAACAACAGAAGCCATCCTTTGCCCAAATGGAATATTCCTTAACCAATGAGCCATAAGTTGAACATCGGGAGATTGAGTAATTTTTTCAGGCAGAATTCTTTGTTTGAATTGTCCTACTGTTGACCTTGCTTCTTGTTCTGTTGGAGCAACATTTCCGCCTTCTAACTCATAAATTTCCCCATCAATTTCTACTTGCCATACAGCCATTATAAACTCCCACTATTTTAAGAATTTCATCTTATCTTAATCTCCTTAAAACCTTAAAACTTCCACCTTGCTGTTGTGTTGATTGCATATTCCCAACGCTATTAAAAATATTTTGCACTACCGACATATCTCCACCCTGCGAACCATATTTCTGTATAGCAGAACCAAGTATATCTTCTATTGTCTGGAAGTTTCTTTCCGCTACGGATTTAGTCGTATATTGAGAAGGAATCGCTTTATTTATTCTCTCAATATCTTTATCAGTTAAAACTCCTCTTTCACCTAATCCTCTTACAAGTAGAGATAGAAATGCGTTTCTTGTTTGTAGATAAGAGGCTACCGCAGGATTGCTTTCTGTCCAAGCCTCATATCCCTTTGCCAAACCATAACTAAATCTTTTTAATCCTTTCCCTGTTTCTGGTGCTTCTGGAAAAGTGGCGAAGTATTGAGTTTTAAGTGTATTTAGGATATTCTTTGCAGGTTGCATTGTGGCTTCAATTTCAGCAAGTTTTGTCGCTCGTGTTTTTTCTTGTGCTTGTTTTATTTCTGCCTGTTTTTCTGTTGGAGTCATTATCTGCTCATAAGGAACTCCAAATTTCTTACTCAACATTCCTCTCAATAACTGTGATTGGTCTATTCCCATTCCTTGCTGTCCTGTTTGAGGCATAATTCCTTGTGGCGTAAAAGCTGGCTGTTGCCCACCCATTCCACCCATTATATAATTCATCAACCTTGTTTCTGGGTCTAATTCTGCCTTCATTTTTAATTGCAAAAGTGCATCAGCCAATTCTTGATTTTTTTGCCTTTGAGTCTGTAATTCCTGCAAACCGCCCAAGAAAAGGTATTTTAAATTATTATTAGCCATATATGCCTCCTAATTGCCCTAATGTCCGACCACCTAATAAGTCTGTATAATAACTCCCAGAAGAAGGCCAAAGCAATTTTGAACTTACTCCTGTTGAAGGAAAAGTTGTAGGATTTAAAATTTTGCTTAATGCGTTTGTTTGATATATTGTGCTGGGAGATATGCCGAAAAGACCAGACAAAACCCCTGACCCAAATCCTGTCCCCATAGCCAATCCGCCTAAACCACCAGTCAAGGCGCTCATTCCTAATTGTCCTAAACCCCCATATATTGATGACATTAAAGCATTTTGCTGTTGCTGATTTTGCAGATACTGTTGATATTGATTATTATATTGCGCTAATTGTGGTTGAAGCATATTCATCGCCTCTTGTTGTCCTGCTCCATATATACCTTGCAATGCAGGAATATAAGTCTGATAAGGATATTGCAGATTATATTGTTGTATCCCTACTCTTTGCCCACCAAGACCGGCTAATTGTCCTGCAACAGAACTCTGGAATTGAGGAAGCCATTGAGCGAGATTATAATTCTGCGTTGCTTGGTTAGTCAAAAGATTGGCATAGTTAGTCAATGCTTGCGATTGCTGGTTCTTTATATAATCGCCCAAGAGATTGGCATAATAAGTGCTGTCTAATTGCCCTTGCTGAGCCAAAACAGGCCGTATCTGTTTTTGATATTGCTCTAATTGAAGTGCTTGTTGCGCCTCTAATGCTCTTTGGATATCGGTCAAAGGATAAGCAAATTGCTCCGGCTTATATCCCATTAGATTCTGAAGATATTGACTGACTAAGCCATATTCGGTCGGCTCTGTAATCTGCTTTCCTACGCCTTGTCTAATATAACCCAATACTTCAGGAGGAAGATTTGCTGACCAGGAAGGTTGTTGATAGGTTGGTGCTGGAGGCGGTTCTTCATCATCCCCGCCACCGCGCAAGACAAAAGGCACTTTGCTCCTGCCGTATTTATTACGCATATTCTTGCTATGAATAAATAAATAAGCCCACGCCGATAAAGACAGTAATGGCAATATCCAGTTCATCTTAATTCTCCTTTATTCTGTTTAGCCATTGTTGTCTTGTATACATTCGCCGGCGTCCACTATATTTAATATCCCTTTTAAAATATCCATATTCAATATCGGGAAATTTATCAGTTATCATTTTTATGAATTTTTTAAGTATTCCATTATTCCTTGCCGAGGGATTAATCTCAACATTGGCGATATAAACATATTTACCTTGCTTGTCTAACTTGCCTTGCTGATTGACTTTATTGTATTCGCATACTGCCTGGATATTGCCTAAGTTATCTTTTGTGGTAAAAAGCATAATAATTATAATAAAGTTCTTGATTTGCTATTATATTTATAGTATAATTTTTTAATGAAAGGAGATTATAATGTATAAAATGTATAATTTTATATGTGAATTTTGTAAAAAGAAATTCAAAAGTAGAAATCATATACGAAGATATTGTTCTCTTAAATGCAGAAATTTTGCTCATAAAGAAAGACCAGGATATTGGACTGGTAAAAAAAGAGGTCATCTTTCTAAAGAATGGAGAAGAAAAATAAGTTTGGCTAATAAAGGAAAAATAAGACCTAAAGGATTTTCTGAAAAGTGTAGACAAAGAATGCTTGGTAAGAAACTTTCTTTGAAAACTCGCAAAAAATTGAGTATTGCTCATAAAGGAAAACCTGCTTGGAATAAAGGTAAAAAATGCCCTCAAATTAGTAAAGCAGTTTCTGGAAAAAATAATCATCAATGGAAAGGTGGTAAAATAATAACTTCTGGAAAAAATAAATATATACTTATTAAAAATCACAAACATCCTTTTGCTACAAAAACTGGATATATTCTTGAGCACCGACTTGTAATGGAAAAACATCTTGGGCGATATCTTAAACCTGAAGAAATAGTCCATCATATAAATAGAAATACTCTTGATAATAAAATAGAAAATCTTAAATTGTTTTTTAATAATTCTGAACATAGCAAAATTCATCATCCTAAAGGATATCAAGTCCATCTTATGCGCTTGTAATAGTTCTTAAATTACCTCCAACTTCTTTATAATAAATTTTTCTTGAACCAGCAATAGCGTTATCAAGTATTGCAACCTCACTCAATACATTCCCCTGCCCATCGCCTCTTACATCAAGCTCGCCTGCCGCAGGAGCAGAAGTCAATACTTTAATTGCTCCCAGATTGTTGCTAATATACTGCAATATCTCTTGCAATTTAGCGCAGAAGGCCGCCATTTCTCTTTGTTCTTCGGGGTCTTTTAACTGCGGGATATTTAAGAATATATCAAAGTTTTTCATTTTTTAATCGCCGCTATCTCATCCTCGCTTAAACCTAACGCCTTTAATTTATTTACAGCTCCCTGTTTGTCTTGAATGTCTTTTTGCTTCTTATCATTTATCTCTTTTACCTTCTGTTGATTAATTTTTACTTTTTTCCCGGGTTCGCCCTCCCACATATTAAAATAAGGATGATTTAATCCTTTAGAGAAATATATATCCGCGTCTGGTAATTCAGAACTGTCAATATCATCATAAGGATAACTTTCCCACCCATTGGCTATGCCAGTATTAGTAAATATCCTTTGTCTATGCTGTTCGTCTGTTTCACCTGGAAGTTTTGATTTTTTACTTACGGATGTAACCTTTACCGAACCATCGGGACAATACCAAACCCTGATTATTTCAGCGAAGGAGTATTGGTAAATGAACACAAAACACAACAATAAAATTATTTTTTTCATAATCTCTCCTTATCTATTTCCGCACATCATTATAGTAACTGGGTTTGAATCTGCTGGATTTGCGGATGTATCTCTTAAAATTACTTGGAGAGAACCTGCCGCAATAGCCTCTATCTGAACGGAACGAATTGCATTACTGTCATCAGCGGTATTGCCTGCGACTACATAATTAGCTGAAGCAAAATCTGTCGTGATTGTTATAGTATAATTCCCCGTGCCGTTATCCGTTACACTGTCAACATTGTAGCTGTCGTTTATTGTAGATGAACCCTGAAAGTTTACCCAAGCCCCAATTATCCTGTCATCAGTTGCTACTCCTGTCCCGCCATATCCTGTGGCTATGGCAGTCCCTTGCCAGGTGCCTGCGGCTACCGTGCCGATATTAGTTGTCGTGGGAGCGGATGAGCCACCTATAGTAACGCCGTCTATCGTGCCACCGTTTATGTCGGCTGTGGTAACTGTGCCTAAATTGGCCCAAGTTCCTGATACTGTCTGGGCCGCAGTAAAAGTCCAGGTTGCCGCAGGGGTATAGGTTATGCCTGACGAGGAATTTATGGTAAGGGTATCTGCCCCGTTACCTAAAGTATTGCTTCCGTTAAAAGTAGCATTTCCCGTAACTGCCAAAGTAGATGAAGCTGATAGGGTAGTAAATGCCCCTGCTGCAGGTGTAGTCCCGCCTATCGCCCCAGGAACGCTTAAATCAAGCTTGCTTCCCACAATAGCCGCGCTTGCGGAAACATCAGCATTGACTATTGAATGGTTTAATATATTGTCAAATTCCGCGTTTAAGTCAGTATGCGTAAGTATTTCTCCATTACTCCAAGTTTTTACCCTGGCAAGATTAAGGGCATAAGCGTTATTGAATAAAAACATCAATACAATAAAAGTTAAAATATATTTTTTCATCTCTTACCCCCGATTTCTCCTGCCTTGCATTTTTTATGAGGCATATATCCTGCTTTTACCGCTTCTTCTTTATCGGTAAAAATAACTATATTCTCTTCTTTTATATTTTTTATATATCTGCATTTTGGGGTATGATAAAATCTTGAAGTTTTGCTTGCCACTACATTTTCTTCCGACAAATGGATATTAGAAGTAGCGGTATTTTTAACTTCTTTTTCTGGAATAGGCAGATATACGCCATCTCTGTAATGGGTCAAATCAATTTTATTGGCGGATGGCCTGCAATGAAAATGATAATCTCCCTGCTTGAATAATATTTTTTCTTTTTTTAATTCTGGTATATTATTCTTTATTTCAATATACTGCCCTTCATAAACCCATTCTGTATTGACTCTATGCCCTCCGACACTATCTAAACGCCCAGAATGAGCATAGAGATGTGTCGTCAATAACATAAATCCTATGAATAAGATAAATTTCTTATACATAAATATATCCTCCTTATTCCAAATAAAGCCCTTCCCACTCAATCTCGCATTCACGGATTATTGGGGCTTTTCCAGTATTATTATGGTAGAATTTTAACGATATATCTTTGCCGATAGCGGTTTCAGGCAATCTTTCAATGTGCGTTGCTTCAACATCTGAGCTTAATACATCAGTCCCCAATACAAAACTTCCCAAAGCCGCCCCTGTCTGCGATAGAGAAATAGTAAAACTTCCCGAAGTCAATCCTCTATTTGTATACCAATAGACCAATAAACTTCCTTTCGCCAGATAATACCTAACCATAATCTTTGAAAATCTTTTAACAAGACGGGGAAGTTTAGCGTTAAAATACTTGGTTTGGTATTCCGCTTCTATATTAGAGGTGTTGTCCGCTCCGGTAGAGGAATAATCAAGCCGATAGACAAAACCCGTTGAGGCGGAATCTCCGGCATATATCTCGTTGTCGTCTCCTGTTCCGTTAAAAACAACAGGGCAATTCATCAATAAATTATCTCTTTCAAACCATACATTCCTTCCTTCATATGGATTGGAATGAAATACATCATATATAATGCAATTTTGATTAGTGGTATTTCCGCTTGCGGTATAAAAAAGCCAATAATATCCATCACGGTATATTCCGAAAGAATTTTGTACATAAGAAGGGTTTATACTGTCTATAATGTCGTTTATGGGGTCTGATATATCTATAAATTTATTTCCGTCATACATATAAACGCCATCGTGAGCAAGATGAAATCCCAAGCCATCTCCTTGCGCTACCGAATAAGGGGCAGCGCATCCTGGAGAGCCAGGTATTCTTACTGCTACTGGCGCAGGATAACCCCAGACCTTAAAAGCGGCATAATCCTTAAAGATTATATCCACTGCCGCAAAAGTCATTCCTCCGGTTAACGGTTCGGATAATGCCCCGTCTATGGCGATAGAACCGGCATCATTAGCAGCCGACCAGTCATCCGCAGCAATCCCTGTCGGGTCAATTTTACTAAAATATAATGTTGAGCCGTTAACGGTATTCACCAAAGCCAGCAATCTTCTATCCGAGCGTTTTAATAATACCTTGCAGGGGTCTGTAGGTGTATTAGTAGCGGCGGCGGCGGTCGTAGTTCCAGGGGTATAGTGATAAAGGTTATCCGTGGGATTGGTAAAAAAGAATAAATTATTGTAATTTACGCCGGTATTAAATACTGTTTCCGTAAAAGCAACGCTTCCTGACTCTTGAGTAAATGTTGTGCCATTATTAGTAGAATAATATAATTTTCCATTGCACATCGCCAGAAGATGCTTTGTTCCGCCTGATTGATATACTCTAAATAATCCCCTTATTGGTTTAGCTCCCATAGTGGCAGAATTGGTTTTGGTGTAGCCATTTACTTTTTCTATCGCACCAAGGCTTGAATTTCCCCAATTCTTGCGGATAATCGCCTCATTATCTTTTAACTCTTCATTGCTCGCGGTAGTATTCAGGCCGCCGGAATAATCGCTTATATTTATTGTCCCGATGATGTTATCTAAACTATCCACCTGTCTATATGATAAAGTAGGCATATTTACCTATAACTATCCCTTACTATTTCCTCATCCTCATCTTCTGTAAATTCACCAATAAACTCACTTAATCCCGCATAGTATTCCTGGCGATATTTTTCGCCTAAAGTTACACGGCTTCCGCCTTTCGGCCATAATTTCCATAAGGCATATGAAATCATAAGCCCTTGCGCATCCTCTGGTATTTGAGGCACCATACCATAAACACTTGTATTATCAGGTGCAGTAGAGAATGTCGCCGTGCAAATGCGGGTTGAGGCAACATAATCTGTAATCTTAACTTTTTGTCCCGCCCCTGTTCCAGAATAAATTTCTATATAAAGATTGTTGTAATAATCATCAGTTGTTGAAGGATATGGAAGAGTAGAAGAACCCGCAGGCAAAACTATCGTTGATGTTGAGCCGGATGAGGCAGTTCCTGCGTGCAAGACTTTAGGCAGATGATACCCTTCAACAAATAAATATGCGCCTGCGTTTGAGGAGTTAGGTTTTGGATATAAGCCGATTGTCTTTGTGGTTTTATTCCAGTAATAAACTGAGGGCGTCCCTGCGACAGTCCCCTGCCATCCAGGATATTCTATCGCAAGTTGTTTTTTGCTCTTAAAGGTAAGTGGAGAGTATGTTGAGCCGTTGATTTTGAAATATACTCCGCCGTCTACTATGTCGGTAATATCCGAAAATGAATTATCTCTTAAGCCATATTCCTGCGTTCCGTTTACCGTGGTTATAGTTACAGTCCGCTTGAGGCATTTTGATTTTTTTACAATATCTGTCTGCCCGCGATTAAGTCTATTGTAAATTTCTAAATCAGACCAGAAGGAAGCAGATGCCTCGCTTAATGCCTTACGGACTTCAATAAATTGCTCGTATAAATTCAGTCCCTCACTGTGTAATTGGGGAGACATTAAAAACCTCCATTGGAATAATAATTTATCTCCTATTCAAGTATGATTAAAAGTTCGCCACCATCAATATCCTCTATATATAATCCTGGCACTATCCAGGCACTTCCGCCAAATTCCAACGAATAGATTACGCTTCCTGTAATTGCGGCTAATTGGGCGTCGCAACCTATCACCTCATCACCGCCATCTTTCCCCCATTCAATAGACAACTTATCGGCATCCGCTATATCCCTTGCCGCAGTAGCAACCCATTTGATTGCCTTTATTGCCAGAGACCCGACAGGCCCACCTGTTGGATTGGGGCCGCCTATCTGTGTGTTTGTCGTATCAATCACGATATACTTCGCATTATACCTATTAGCCATTTTTCCTCCTTAATCAGTTTTAAATTTACCCTCTTTACGCAAATCATCAAGGCTATGTAGCCTGCCTTCCTCACCGTGTTTTTTGAATTCCCTGTTTATGCCCTGCCATTCCCTTATTTCCTTGTCCTTTTCTGTTATCCATTGGAAGTATTTATTTACCCTTGCATCAAATTCCGGCTCTCCTTCTTCTCCTTTATTCATCTCTGACTTTGAAAAAATACCCTTTTTTATGCTTTCGGTTAATTCTTTCCTGCGCCTATGCAGTTCATCTTTGCGCCTATTCCAATTATCCCCACAACCCCCTTTAACAAATCTTGAGCCTTTTATAATTATCCCGACCATATTATTTTCTTCTTATATCTCCGAAACCTATCTCCCTTATTCCTATCTGTTTTCCTAATTCATTTATCTCATCCAGATTGGCCTGATAACCACTTTCCATACTCGCTCGGTTGCGGATATTTCTCCCACCCTGCTTTAATTGGGTTTTGGTAAGAAGTTTTGATTGTAGTTCTTTTATAAGATTATCCCGTTTTTTTTCTAATTCTGCGGTGTTGTCATTATCTGGAGTAATTACATCTTCTTCCACCTTTTTATTTTCCTTTTTTTTCATCTCTTTTTTCTCCTTTGACATAAACATTTTTTCCTGTTTTATGACTCTCATCCATTTTCCCCTGCTTATTTTCATACCTGTCAAAATCGGAATCCGGTTTCTCTATTGGCATATTTCCTCCTTGTTATGATACTCGTTTTCATATATCCCCATTGACGACATCATTAAAAATATAATCGGCGGTTTAAGTTGATAGCCGGACATAATTATGCACATCGCCGCAAGAATTGAGGCAGGCAATATATTATTAAAACTTAATTTTTTAAGATAGTCCTTAACCAAAAAACACAATCCTGCCATAAAGAAAATCCCTAAAGACCACCAGTAATAAAGAGATTCATTATGCGGATGGTTCATAAAGTATTTTCCGTCATTAAATGGCACTCCCTTGAAATACTTGCTATTTTCTGGCTTTACCCTTGCCATTATTGATGCAAAACTTCCCACGCCCCATCCATTTATAGGATGGTATTTAATCCCGTCAAGTGTGCCTATATACATAGACATCCGTTGGTCAAAATCAGTCTTAAAGTTATTTATTATCTTAAATTTATAAGAAGAAAATGCCGCCATAATCAAAACGCACGCTGATATGGCGATTATCTTTTTTTTGTTCTTAACATCAAAAAACAACATAATCAATAAACCTATAATTCCCGCGACTAATCCAACCGAACCTCCACATAATAAAATAGCTAAAAATACGGGGATAATGCCTATCTTAAAATACCTGTAAAATATCGGAATAGTCGCACCCAAAAAACAGGCCGTTGAGCCACTCACCCCTAACATCCCATATATGCCTTCGGGAAAAGGCAAAAATCCAGGCATAAATTTCTGTATAAATACAAACCCGCAATTTACCAACGCCGGAAATATAAAAAACTTCAATATATTTTCTCTTATATCCAATATTCTTATAGCATAATAAGTTGCGAACATAGATGAACCTAAAATAATATCCTCAAACAAATAATACTTTGACGCTTTCTCTCCAAGATATGTCCTGCAAGTCATAAGTAAGGCAATAAGAAATAAAAATCCGATATATTTATTGACTTTTGCTAAACAGAAATAAAACAATAATCCAGCACTGAATAATAAATATACTATCTGAGGGGTAATACAAATATTATTCTCATAAGGCATCTTGAATAAAAATATGCCCGTAAAGAATATCAATAGTACAATTATATTCTTTTGCTTAAGCATAATATTAAGACAGACGGGGGAATAAACCCCCGTCTGTCTTTTATCTCAGTAAGGATAATTAACCGCAACAGTGCTTAAACGATTGGCATAAGACGCCTCTGTAACCTGAGAAGAACCAAAAGCAGTGCTAAAAGCATTTGGCGAAACCCAGAGTAGTTTATTCCCAGAAGCAAACAAATATCCTTCAATCGTTCCATCACCATCAGTAAAAGCGATATATCCAGGCTGGCCGTGATACCCGTCAAGCCGAATATTATCCCTCCCTGATTCATATTGCGACCAATCTTCAGCACAATAACCCCTTGAAACAAAAACAAGAATAGCTATTGCTATAAGAAAGGTTGCCACTATAAATTTTTTCATAGTCGCATCCTCCTTTAAGATGTGGCGTTATGGCCATATATGAACACCCAATCGCTCCATCCATAGCTATACCTCATATAGGCAGAGAACCTTGCCTCATAGGTATTAAAAGCTACATCTTGGTTAAGTTCCAATTTCACCCTATCAAACCAAAGCAGATTTAACTTCGCAAGGGTTGAATCCATCATCCACCAGTCATGAGGAGAAGTAAGTTCATCCCAGACTGCCAGTTTATATTTTCCATAATGGAAGTTAACATTGTTGTTATCGGTTTCAGGTTCACCCTTTGAAGATATAATCTCCCAAGCATCTTGTTCTTTATCCATAGACACTAAAAGCATATCGCCCTTAACGCCTATCCTCTCACCGTTTAATGCATAAAACTTTTTCATCGCCAAACGAGTTGAGGAAACAGTGGTTTTAGATAAAGTATCGGTGCCTGAGTTTGACTGTGTTGCTACGCCTGTTACGGTTGAAGTATGCGCTGAGGAACAGAGAGGCAAACTATCAGGGCCAGATGTACCGCTAAATGCTCCGATGAATATAGAGGCCCCGTGCTTCTCTCTTGTCCTTGCCGCGGCAATACCGCGCTGCCTCGGTAAACCATTAAAAATTCCATATAGGTCGTCGTCCTTTGCGGCACGCCTTATACGGATGCCTTTAGTCCATTCGTTATGGGTAAAGGTCTTTTTATACCCTTCCGAAATATCATCATATTGAATCTGTCCTGTTGAGGTAAAATCTTCAAAGTCAGTCAATCCTGATATGGAGAGAGTATATTCATTCTGCCTTGTGGAACCTTCCATCCGAAATAAACGAGGAATCATCGCCTCGCGCGTTACTGTTTCGTCATACGAATTAAAGAACGCTTCACGGATGCCAGGCGCCACAATGTTTGGAAAATTCTGACTTGCTATCGGAACTGGCATCTTAAAAACCTCCTATTAAGTTAACTAATATTAAAATCCTGTTGCCCATAATGCGCCATCACCAATAATAGCCACCGAATAAAATCTCACACCCCTGCCATTCAAACCATCAGTTTCCAGGTCTGAATTGTCAGTGATATTAAGGACTTTATCTCCCATAGGCCCTTGAACGTGATTTTCCAGTATGATAATGCGCGAGGCATTAGTTTCATTCAACACTGGAAGTATCATATCAAAGGTTGCGTTAAGGGCTATTCCATCCAGAGGGGCTCCTTCCGGCCTGATTATGATAAAATCGGATGTAGAGTCTGGAGTGGTGGTGAAAGCGGTGTTTACCGTTATAGTCGTAGCAGTTGATGCCTTAATATAACGAAGTTGGCCTGCTCCGGTTCCTGAGTTAATATAAACCCATCCACCGTCAAGGTCATCATCGTTTGCCGCTGTGGTGATTATCGTTGAGGTTGAGCTTGCAACATCCAAATCCGTGCTAGTTGACATATCATAGTAGATTTTCATAATGGTCGGATTATTCAGGATTTTACAAAGCACACGATATACATAAGGTGTCTGCCTGTTTGAAGCAACGCTGCTTGTAAGTCCCTCAATCGCTACCGCAAAGGCATCTGCTGCGGTATCAGCGACATCAACCATAGAGTTAAGCACTGTGCCATTGTAAGTTCCGGCATCAGCACCCCACTTCAATAACTGTCCTTTGGTTATTAATGAAGCATCATAAACGGGAAGCTTCATAATCCCTTCTGGATATTCCATACAAAGATTCATTGTTTTCTCCTTTAGTTAAGAACTGCCCTGTTTCTATTTAATAATAATTAAAGCTCCCGCATTGGGGGCACCCCGCCGAAACAGTAGCAGTAATCGGGTTTCCTGACCGGTGCAAAATACACTGGTCAATATAGGCGGTTCCATTGGCGCTATCCGCCAGTATATAAACAATTAAGGAACTTACTGTCGCTGGACAAATAACCAGGCAAGATAGTTCTTGGAAATTCTGTTGAGCGATGTTATACGATGAGTAATAACTGACGGAGTTAACATCAACCCTTAGCCGTATTACCTCATTCGTAGATGACTTTACTCTTGCTCTGAAGATAATAGTATTGTTACCAAAATCAGAGGGATTAGCCATCGTTTGACTCAACGAAATATCGGAGCCACTTCTGGTTATCTTGCAACTTGAGGAGCCATCATCGGACTCGTCAAAATATCCTGATGATGTTTCCTCAGTTACGCTTCCTGATAAAGTCCAGCTATCAGGGTTTCCTGTTGTCCAATCTTCAAAAGAACCATTGCTTAATTCTGCGCTTAAACTTACGGTAGTCCTTTCGCTACCTTCATAAATCTCGCCCCCGTCTATCTCCTCTCTCGTGGGATAGCCGTGGTCGGTAATCTTAAACCCCTGTCCAATACTCTCTCCGGCAAACTGGTCAATCTTTCTTATATCTCTGGCAAGATTGCAGGGGAAACCGCATTGTTTGCAGTAAACATCTTTAGTCGCTGGAAATGCCCCTACATCCCTGTTTACGCCTCTTGATATAAAATCATCAGAAGGCAAGTGCCCGGATTTCGCTGTTTTTGAAGGATGCAGGTCTGCCATATTTATCTTCCGCCTGTCGGACTATTCGCCCTTAAAAAAGCGGCCTTGTCTTTAAACATCCCAGGATAATTTTGCTGGTAATATCTATAAACCTGTTCCTGCTCTGCCGTTAATGTTGCCACACCTTGCTGCCCGCCTGACCCTTCAGGGATTTGTATTCCTTCTTTGTTCAAAAATGCCTCTACCCCTTGTTGCCCCGCATTCTTTACTGCTTGGTCATATCTCATACCTTTGACTCTCAAAAGGGCATCTTGCCAACTCTGTTTATTCGCACGCTGGGCCAAAGGAACTTGGCGCATTACATTTCTGACATCATCCTCAAATCCTTTTGCCTCTGGAGTTGATAAAACTTCTGCCTCTGCCTGATAACTTCCTATCTGCTGTTTTTCTCTCTGTTCTATAATCGCATTAACTACAGTCGCCTCTCTCATGCCTAAAGGCATCCTTGCTAACTGTATAGCAATGGGGTCAGTAATAATTTGCCCGGTATAAGGATCATATATCTGTTCTACTGGCTGTCCAGGATAACCACCCGGTTGACCACCTGGTTGAGTAAGTGGTTGACCACTTGGTTGACCTACTGGTTTTACATTTCCCTCATCATCAATGGTATATCCTGCGGACTCAAGTTGTTGTTTTACTTTGTTATTAAGATTTTGATGTTTGCCCAGAGATTGCTCGGCCTCAATATAACTTTTTGCCAAATCTTCCTCTGACTTAAATCCTTTCTTGACCTGTAAATCTTTGTAGATACTCTGTGCCGGTGGTGTTTGTGCGCCTGCCGGTGGTTCTTGACCGCCGCCAGCCGCGCCCTGTCCTTGCGGATTGGGGGTAATTGGTTCTGGCATCTCTTGCTCCTTTGCTTTGTCGGGGCATTGTGCTTGCCGACTTGGGTTAATAAAAAAGGGCTTGCTGTTCATTCATTGAACATATAACAAGCCCTTCTGGTATTCAGATTAAGGCTAAATCTATTAAATCATTCCTGGTTGATTAACTGGTTGTCCTCCTCGCGCTATATTTTGCGCTATCATTGCCAATAATTCAGGCGATAATCTGCCTCCATTGCCTCCAGGAGGCGGCATTCCTGGCGGGACAGGCATAGGTATACCTCCAGGTATAATCGCCCCGCCTTGAGCCCCTGGTGGCAATCCTGGGGGCAATCCTGGGGGCATTGCAGGAAGCATTGGCATATTATCAAAGAATTCCCCCGCGTCCTCAAATCCAAGCCAGAAAGCAATCTTTTTAATCAGAAAATTAACAAAAGGATGCCCTGGGGCGGTCTTTTGCAGTATCTCCATAAACTTCAATGCCTTATCTATATTCTGCATTTTATCCAAGCTCTCTGATAATCCTGTACAGAAGAACCTCACCGAACCCATTAACTGCTCTGGGGTCATTGTATAAATCTTTGCGATATTGAATTGTTTGAGTTGGCTTTCAGAGGCGATAATCTCTATAGTCTCCTCTTTCGTCATAAATTGCCTGGTTAATAACAACGCCCTGTCAGCAATCTTACGGATACCCATAATCTCCATCATAGATAAATCTGGTTTTAACTTCGCCACCGCTTGACCAAGTTCCTGTTGCATACCGCCCAAAGTATCCGGTCTATTACGGGGATTTTCCGTGGGTAATAATGCGCTGGAGGCACCGGTAATCTCCCTATGGTCGTTAACCGCGACTTCTTCTTCCTTATAATCATCAAGAGTTGACTTGGGAATAGGTAAATCCGGTTTGATATTATTTATATCAGAGGCCCCGCGCCACAGGCCGGGGATATTCTGCTGGAGTTCTGATTTCTTGATTTTTTTATCAAGCCGATTATAAACCCCGCCCCCCCGCAGGCTCTTCTTGCGCTCATCTATCCTGATATTGACATTGGTATTCGCCCTATCTTCCGCGTCCGCTCCTATCTCGCATAGGCCTATTCCGTAATAACTTGGTCTTTCGTCCTCTGTCCAGACAATATGGAAAAGCGGGGGTTTTTTGTGCCAATAAGGATTATCCTGCTTACGCAGGATATATTTTCTATTGGCAACAATAATCCACATCGGTTTCTTCTGGACATTTGCACTGTCTGAATATAACCCCCAGTAATGCAATAGCTCTATCCTGGGATTGTCCTTATCTATATAATCGCCTTCCTTTTGCAGGCGTTTCAAATCTTCTTCTTTGATGTTGAATTTATCCTGTTCAAGTTTTTCTATGTTATCAAACTTGGTAAAACCGTACTTCTCCGCCTCTGCTTGTCTTTCTAATAAATCATCATAGGTTACGAACTCCTGTTTTATCGCAGGAAAGTCATCATCATCATCTATCTTGTTAGGATGTATCCGCCAAGCAAAGATATTTGCCTTACGCACCCTATACCTATCCTCTACTATTTTTAATCTTGGCTGCTCGGTCAAAACATTCTTATACCCTAATTGCTCAACTTTTATATTTCCCTGCTCGTCGGTGATTTTATTTCCGTTTAAATCAACCAGAGGCCGGTAATCAGGTATCCGTTTCTCTACCTTCTCGGTTATATTTTCTTTCCTTACATACCAGTCATCCTCAAATAATCCTGTTCCATAAATACCCGCAGAGCGCATACTTGATAAAAACTCTTTTCCGAACCTACCAATCTTAAACCAGTGTGCTACCATTGACTTGGCGAGTATCTTCTGAAGTTCATTCGGGATGTCTGTTGCCTCTGCCTCTATGGGGGCAGAAACCGGAAACAAAGCGGAGTGATACCTTGCCACAAGGGTTTTTTCCGCCTGCCAAGAAAGCCGTTTATGGAATTGCGCCTGCCATTCCTCGTCTCTTTTTGGCGGCTTGCCCATCCAGCGGTCATAAAACTTTTCAAACTTATTAAACTTTTCCGCCCAATAGTCGTCCCAAGACTCCCAGGAGTCAATTACAAATTTAACGCAAGGGTTTATCTGCTCAACCTGTTTTGGGTTTTGCGGATTGTCTGTCTTGTAATGCGGGGTTTTGGATTTCTGTTTATATTCTGGCATAGGTTAACCTTTTTGGTAATGCCCTTTTGATTTAGGCATAAAATCAATTCCCATTACATCAAACGAACAAGAATAATCATCCCCTTTTTTATCGGAGCGTTTGCTGATTGAGCGAACTTTTAATTTACATATAGCCATAACTTCTTTACCGATAGATTTTTCATCTATAGGGATTTCCTTGTCAATGTAAAAAGAAGGATAATAAATTTCTGGCTGTTTGGCTTCCTGCGGAACACTTTGCGTAGTTATTTTTTCTGGCTTGCGCCCTAAATCAATCATCGGCATCTCTGTCATCCTCTCCTTATGACATCCTATAATGCGGAACTTTTTTCTTTTTCTTCTTTGATAATCCTGCCTTGCTCATTGCTATGGCTATTGCCTGTTTCTGTGGACGACCAGAGTGCATTAACTCCGATATATTCTTACTAATCACTTTTTTACTTTTCCCTTTTTTCAATGGCATATTACTCCTTTCTGTAATGGCTCGCCTGTATCGGATAGCCGAAGGTCTGATAATTCCCAACCTGCCCTGTGGGAACTACGATGTTAAAATTAAACCCACCCTTCTTTAATCGTTTGATTTCCTCTGGAGTAAAATAAAACATCGCATTTCCGAAGTCCTGGTTTTTTATAACTTCATTGACCATATTCTGCGCTTGTGTCCAGGCGTTTTTTGATAACTCATCGTTAAATTGCCCCGACAATGCTTGGCGATATGGCTTATTGGGATTTTTAACGGCATAATAACCTTTCTTTAAGATTTTTGTCAGGTTTCCCCCAAACTCTTTTGACCTGCCGGAACGCAGGCGATTTATGGCGGTCTGGGCTATCATTTTCATTGTGGCATTATCTGAACCGGCGGCCTCGCCATAGACCATTCTTGTAAGGGCGGCTATATCTTCTGAAGTAAGTTTTGATATATCAAAAGGCATTAATGTCCCCTAAAAATATCACCTATTCTTGGTCTTGGTTGTATTATTTTTGATTGGCTCTGTGCCAGATTAACTGCCTTGATATGGTCTTTGGCTAATTCCATAAGATACAGTGCCATTGGCAAATCATATAACTGGCCATTCCCCGGGGCCTGCACAGAGAGTTTCCCTTCTGGCGATAAGGTTATGGTTATAACAATATCCTTCGGCTTCTGTGGTTCAGGCTTTAATTCTCCATTATCTCCAGATTTTATTTCTTCAGGCATTTCTTCTCCTCAATCGTAATAATGTTCTAACATCATTTTT